GCATAGTGTCGTTTTTGTTCAATATTGGCGTAATCGCCAAACTCAAAGCTCATATATCCTCCAGGTAAAAAGAATGCCGCCCTGACTACTGGCGGCAAATCAGACAACAAGGGATGATTCTCCATTTAACCGAACAGGCCTTCGTCTCCTATTCAGTTAGGCGCGGTATTGCACCCAATAGCTAACTCAGAGAATTAGCTATCAGCTGCTATTCGCTTGGTGGTTTAGGCTTTGGCATCCAGTGGGTTACTTCTCTAACACATTCTCTGTATTGATATTTTCGCTCCCCATTCATCACGTAAAAAACTCCACCTCCACGCCACTTTCCGTCAGGAAATAGAATTGCAACTCCTGTATCAAGACATGTCTCGCCATCGGCATCAGATTTAAATGCAACAAGAACCTCTATCGGATATCCTGGCTTATTCTCACTACACTTAATCCACTCCATCACTCCTCCCCCAGAGTCTTGCTGATGGCTGCCTTTGCTTTATCCTGATTCCATCTTGCACTGCTATAATCTTCGTCTCTGTGGTAACCAAGAAACTTAACGCGCTGAATGTATTCGTGTTCATCGTCCTGAAGTAAATCTTCTGGGAAGAATGCCTGAAGTAGCTCATTAGCCGCCTCCCTAAGGCTTTCATCTCCATCGCAGAATTTATAGCCAATAAAATCATCACCTATCAGAGCCATTCCAAGGGATTTTGCCCCCTCGCATACAACTCTCATTTGTTCAATGCTCATATTCACCTCTGTGGCTTGCTTCCAAAAGAAGGCCTGCTATGGGGCCTTGACTGTGAAATCATCTTCATCAAATACGCCATTTACATCGACTGACGTTATCTTGATTCCCTGCGAGCCATCCATTGGAGGCCATCCTTCCTGACCTGCACCCTTATCCCAATCGAACATGGCGCGAACACCGTAAGCGTTGAACCCTTGCTCATACGCAATTGGCATCACGTGCCGAGCCAACATAATTAGCACTGCATTAAGCAAGCCATGATTGTCTTCTCTATCCTCATGCCCACTCCAAAATTCATTTATTTCACGCAGAGCATCATCGGTAACGATGTCGTGGTCTACTTCTACCGTCAGCTCAGCCTTCCAGTCATAATCAACCTTGTAGCTCTTAACGTTGCTCATATTCACCTCAAATAAGCGGCTTGCTGCTCAGCTTCATGCGCTGAACTGCATGGATTTTATTTCCTAATGGATTAGCGTCACGGTAGTAAGTGCGATTCTGCTTATGCACTACTTCCTGCTCTTTCTTATCGCGCAGACTTCCGAGCGAAGTGGCTCTGTCAACACGACATGTATGCTTGCGAATTTCCTCCTGAGAAGCGTCAGGAGCATCGCAACCAAAAACTGAATCGATGATGTTACTAATGGAGTCGCGTTCAATTGCGAGCTTTCTACGCCGATCATGACGGCGAGTTTTAGCGTTACCAGCTGACACTGATGAACCGTAAGTGATGACCGTCATGATTTATTCCTCACGTGAAATGGCTTTGGTGGTGTGGTGCCCGGATTCGAACCAGGTTCCATCGGTGCGATGCCGATTGCAGTGCGCGCAGCGTTCCGTTACATGACTAGTATTTTCACGGACACCTATCTTCTAGCTCGCCGTTGAGCTTCACCACACCCCAAACCCATCTCGTTTGGTATCTTGTCGCGCTTTGTCAGCGCATCATCGAAGTTAAAGAGCCTGCCAATCTGTTCCGTTTGGCTACCAGCGTCCTGCTGATGGCTAAAGAATACTGCAGGTATTTTATTTAGTAAATACCCTCAGTATTTATTTTTGGTGTTTCTTGGTCAAGTCAATGAATACTATGAATATTTATTTTTCAAGGGATGTATGATTTGATGAGATGAAGCAGAGGATGACCCGCAGATGGCGGGCCATGTTTCTTTTGGTGGGGGTTAATCTGCGAAGGTCAGAACGAAAATACCTTTGAGGATGTCAGCAATGAGGCTGGTAGCCATAGAGGCGCCAAATAACATCCAGGCAGTAGAAATGTAATTCTCACCTGAGTCGGTATAACCATAGTCGGTTGTGTAAGGCTCGAATGTCGCTCCCTGATAAAGCAAATACCAACTGAAGATATGCATGATCAGGCAAGCAATAAGCTGAATGGCAAATATCAAAAGGATAATGAATCTTGCTGGCCTGTGAGTCCAAGCTTGGGTAGTTTTCAGAGATAAGGCTTTGCCTATCTTGGTGTATATGAATGCGTAGATAGTGGAGATTGCCATCATTCCAAAGAAGCTACCAATCGCATATCCCATCATTTTGAAGCCCTTTTCTGTTGTTAGATCAGCCTTAACTTGGTCTCAATCGCAACGCCAATGATTCGACAATTGCCGTTAATATGGATCAGGGGCCATGCAGGATTAAGCCCTTTCAGGTACATATGGCCGCCATCAATAATCAGTTTTTTGAAGGTCGCTTCATTGGAGTCTGAAAGCTTTGCTATTACGAGGCTGCCGTTAATTGGCTCTCTGCCCGTGTCGAAAAGTACAAACGTTCCTTCAGGGATGCTAAGGCCAATTGGAGCGGTCATAGAGTCTCCATCTACCCTAAGCCAGAATGCGTCGCCTTGTGTGTGAGCGTCAGAGTCCAGCCAGAGATCAATATCTTTGACAGTATATGGCTCGCACGCTTCACTCCATGCGCCCGCTTGAACGCTACTCAAAACCGGGTATCTCCTTCCTGGCTTATACTCTCCAACGTATTTCACGTTAGATTCTCTGCTAAGGCTCTCCGCCTGCTCGGCTACCTTTGCCGCAATTGATTGGCTAAAGTCAGAAATTGGTACTTGAAGTATGCGAGCAAATCCAGATGCCACATCAACATTCAGAGCATTGCGTCCATTTAGGTAATGACCTACAGCGCCCTGAGTTATGCCAAGCTCATCGGCTATTGTGTATTGGGTTACCCCAAGCTCTTTCTTTTTCGACTCATACAAAGCTTTAAGCCTTCTGGCATCCTCAAGCTGTTCTGTCGTCAGGGATTTTTTCGTCTCCATATCGTTCATTCTAATACCAAGGCTATTTGTTTTAAAAATACCTGCCATATTGATTAATATAAATACCTGTAGTATTCTTATCGCATGGTAACAAACGGAGAGTGCCTATGAATCGAATGACACTTGCCGATTACGCGAAGCTGTATGGGCAGGCAAAAGCAGCGAATGATTTTGGCGTAATTCAATGTGCAATCAGTAAAGCCATCAGGGCAGGGCGGAACATTTTCGTTACCGTCAATCCAGATGGAAGCGTAGTAGGGGAAGAAGTTCGTCCTTTCCCTAGCAACAAAAAGCAAGGCTAGTTTTACCGCTCTTTACCAATCTGCTCCGCCGACAACGCGGTAACTAATTCAAAGCGCATCAACAGATGCGTATTTACTTATTAACTAAGGAATATATTGCACTATGGAAAATGCAAAGACACGCAAAGACGCTCTCCGTATTGAGAGTGCATTACTAAATAAGATTGCCGCAAAAGGTGTGAGCACTATCGCTAACGCTATCGGCGTCAACGCATCACAAATCACTCGTTGGAAGGAGTCACTCATACCACGTATGAGCATGATTCTTGCTGTTCTGGAATACGGGATTGAAGACGAGGAAATGGCAGAGCTGACTAAGCGGTTGGCTAGCTATCTCACAAAAGAAAAAGCCCCAAACGCGGTAACGTTTGAGGCCTGAGAACACTGTGTTACGACAACACTTATTCACAGGAGATATTTTAATGCGAAAGCGTAAAAAGTACCAGGAAAAAGAAGAGATTCTACACCCTGATTCACCTGAAGGATTAGTGAATACAGCTGCCAATAACAAGGCGTTCGCAGAGCGCTTCATTGGCGTTTACAGACTAGCCAAAGCAGGAGTGAAGAATGGGCGTCGTTAAGTTTTCAGACTACCAACCTCAACGTGAGGTAGTGGAGCGCAAAGTGGCGAGTCTTGATGATGGTTACATGCGTGTAGCTACCAGCATCGGGAAGCTTAAGCCAAAACTGAAACTTGCAGGTCGTGAACATCAGGTTCTGGACGCCGTTATCTACTGCACCTTTGGCTGGAATAAGTCTGAGGACAAGGTGACGAATACATACCTGGCTGAAGTGACAGATCTGGATGATTCAGATGTAGCCGCAGCCCTGAATGTTCTGGCAGAACGCAAGATTATAAACATGAGAAAGGTCGGTGGATTCAAGCTGGTTAGCGTTAATGTCAGCATTGATAATTGGGTGTTAAATAAGACCCCAAAAACACCACCCAAGAAGTTGGGTGAAACCACCCAAAATGTTGGGCAAAAAAAGGTTTCAAGTTGGGCGAAATCACCCGACACCCTAAACAGTCTTACCAAAGACAATTTAAAAGATACCCAAACCCACGAAGTGGGATTGTCTGGTGATGAAAAATTAACGCCACGTCAGAAAGGCACAAACCCTCGTGCCAAGAAAACAAATCCACGTTCTGCAACGCCTGTTTTCGACAGGGATAGATTCAAAGAATCATGGAACGAAAAAGCCAAGCGCCTTGGAATGCCAACTATACGAAGCATCACCACATCGACAGAAAACGGCGTTAAGCGTCTCTGGTCGTCTTATGTGAAGCAATGCAAGGAGCTTGGTAAAGAGCCCCGTGATATCGATAGCATTCTGAATGGATACATTGAGCACGGATACCAGCCAACTCAGTGGGCTCTTGGTGGAAATCCTGAGGGAAAGGTTTACGGGATTGATACCGCGCTTACTCAGAAGAAAATTGACGAGATTTTAGGAGCTGGAAACTGATGGATAGTTACGACTTTGAACATCAACTAGTCGGCTCAATGATTCTCAAAGGGGATCACATCGACTGTCGGGAAATTGCGGGGAAACTTCCTGCTGATGCCTTCGAAAACTTCCACCTACGCAGTATGTACCAGGCAATTGTCACTCTGCTGAACAAAGCCGAACCTGTCGACATGTTCACTGTGAAAGACGCTGTTCCGACAACCACGAAAGACTTTGTGCTAGAGGTGGCCAGCAAGTGTTCATCAGCTGCAAATATCCGCGGGTGGGCTAAAAGAGTTCGTCAGTGCTGGATGTTGCGTCGCGGCGAAGCTGACTTAAAACGTGCGGCCGGCATTCTTGCATCGGCTGGCACGCATGACATCAACGACAGAATTGCAGAGGTAAGCGGAATACTGGCCAAGCTTCAGTTTGAGACCAACGACAAGCTACCGCGGAGAATCGGTGATTTACTCGACGACTACATGACCGTGCTTGAGAACCGAATGAAGGGGGAGGAGTCAGGGCTATATCTCAAAACAGGCATTCAGCCGATGGATGACGCATACGGAGGATTCGACCGTACAGACCTGATTATCATTGCTGGTCGACCTGGAATGGGTAAGACGGAGCTTGCAATCAACATCGCAAACTCTATCGGACGCCAGAAAGGGAAGGGGCTACTCATCTCAATGGAGATGTCTGACATGCAGGTGGTAGAGCGTCACATTGCTGATCGCGCCGGATTATCTGTTGGAGCATTACGAAATCCTCTTGGCATGATTCAGGAGCAATACACACGGTTAACAGCCGCAACCGGAATGCTTCTTGAGGAAGATAATTACGTCATCGATGGAGCCTTTACGGTTGATGAGTGCATAGCTCATGCGGAACGGCTGAACATGGACGGTGGATTAAGCTTCCTGGCTATCGACTACCTGGCACTCATCGACAAGCCGTCGAATATTCCAGAGCATCAGGCCATCGCCGATATTACCCGTAAGATTAAACAGTTCTGTCTCCGGAATAAGGTGCCAGTAATTCTTCTCGCTCAGCTCAATCGTGGCCCTGAAGGCCGTCAGGATAAGCGCCCTGGATTGGGAGACCTGGCTAAGTCAGGTTCAATCGAGCAGGACGCAGATGTAATCCTCTTCCCGTATCGCGACGAGGTTTATGACGAAAACAGCAACATGAAGGGAATTGCTGAAATCATCGTTGGCAAATATCGCTCTGGGCAGCCTCAGACTTTCTACATGGGTTGGAAGAATGGTCACTTCGTCAATATCGACCAACAGGAAGCCGCTAAGCGATACACGGAGAATGAGCGAGAAGCTACTAAATCCGACTGGAGGGGATAATGACACCCTACATCACAGAACTAATCACAGGCCTACTCATCACAGTAGGCCTTTTTTTATTATGGCGCATCTGACTAAGAGGTAATGGTATGAAGGATTTTTACGATTGGATGAATGCTGGACTATGCGCGATTGGATACCTGTTCATCCTGGTAAAAGCGTTTGAGTGGTTCGTCAGTGTGTGCCTGAAAAAATGGGATAAATGCAGAAAAGAATCGCGTCGCCAGAAAGCCGTTAATGAACTTTACTATGCTTTCAACCTTGACGAAATTGAGGCAGGTTCAACTGTCCGCCTGGCAACAAAAGGCGGACTGACAATCATGATGTACCGCAACTAACACCCCATCACATAGCTGACAGGAGAGGAATATGGAAGAGAGCAGAAAGCAGTTTGAGCGGTTTTTGAGAGAAGAGCATCTCTACTCAGATGAAGAGTTAATTTGGGAAGATGACAGAAATTGTTACTCGATTTACCCCATACATATAGCCTGGAATTCATGGCAGGCCAGTCGCGAAGCTATTGAGATTGAGCTTCACAGTCATACTGAGTTTGAAATTGAACATATGATTCAGCCAGAAGAAGATGGCTATGCCAAGGGATGGATTGACGGCCGTAATTATGGCGAGAAGCAAATTCGCGCCGCTGGAATCAAGGTTAAGGAGTGAATATGAGCTATCTAGAGCCATGTCCATTTTGCGGAGCAGGAACAGCAAGTCTTGATGAAACAAAACACTGGACCGGACAGCGCTACATAATCCTAAAAGCATACCTACGTCACTGGTGTGAAGACGGTCGAGCAGAGATAAAAGTCACGCGTAAAACTCACCAAGAATGTATTGATGCATGGAATGAGATGATGAGCAATGCAAATCGAGATGATCAAGACCGCAGGGGGAGTATTCGCTCCGGCGTTTGAGCATGACTTACCCCGACTTACCAAGTTTAAAAACGGCGAGATGTACACAGCCGAATTCAAGTTAACTCGCAACCCCTCTTTCCATAGAAAAATGTTCGCGTTCTTCAAATTCTGCTTTCAGCACTGGGCTGCTGACAAGGCAGGACTAGAGCATGCCGATGAAACTACTCAGTTCAACCGGTTCAGAAAAGACCTGACGATACTTGCTGGTTTCTACGACATGGTGACAAATATTCGTGGAGAGGTTAGGGCGGAGGCAAAAAGCCTGTCATACGGCAGCATGGAGCCTGATGAATTCGAGCGTTGCTACAACGCCATGATTAACGCAGCTATCAAGCATGTGTTCGGCAAGACGAAAGACCATAACGTGTTGAATCAGCTCTACTCATTTTTCTGAGGAATCCTAATGGAATGAAAATGCAATGATTTCATCACACTGATTTAACCACCGCCGAAGCAAACGAACTCATCTCCCGCTACAACTCTCGCAATATCCAGACAAAGAAGACACTAAGCGCCGACCCAAGGCTTTGGGTAGTGGCTGCGTATCTTCCGTATAGCGAGCGTGAGCCGAGAGTGAGCAATCAATATCAACATAAAATGTGGAGTTAGTTATGGTTATTTGGTCATTGTTCGATGGCTCTGGAATCATGGGGCTTCCATGGGCTGAGGCTGGGCATGATGTTTACTGCTTCAATGCTGATGAGGGAAACCACGGGGAATATCACATCAAGATGCAGCATGAAAATCTGCAGTATGTGAATTGCTGGATTAGCGAGAGTTTCCCATACAAGCCAGAGCTTACAGGAATCCCTAAACCGAAGTTGATTTTCGCCTTCCCTGATTGCACAGATTTAGCTGTTTCGGGAGCAAAGCATGATTCCCATATATCACTGGATTCAGTGAAGCACGCGAAGATGGTGGAGAAAATGGCACAGGAGTTCGGCGCGGCGTGGATGGTGGAGAATCCAGTCGGGAAAATGTCTACCCACTGGCGAAAGCCAGATTATTACTTCGACCCCCACGAATACGGAGCACTTCTGCATCCAGATGATGGGTCCTATCACCCGAAAATGCCACTATGCGACGGATACACCAAAAAAACCTGTATTTGGGCTGGAGGTGGGTTTGTCATGCCAGAAAAAAGACCTGGACCTATAAACATAGGTTATTTCTGGGGGTGGAAGTCTCTAGGCGGTAATAGCGCTAAAACAAAACAGCTTCGCTCTTTAACTCCGCGTGGATTCGCGCGAGCAGTGTACGAGGCTAACCATGCTAACTCCTGACCAAATCACCAAATACCACGCAGATAGCAACCATCGCGCCGGGTACTGTGCTAACTGCAATAAAACTCTGCACTCGCTTGAAAACTACATGTGCGAGCACTGTTGCGCTGAGCTTATGAGCGACCCTAATTCAACCATGTGGGAGGAAGATGATGGTTAATAAGCATCGCAATCACTTCACCAGAAAAGAAACTGAATACCTCATACGCAATGCTGGAAAAGTTCCTGCCGCAGTGATGGCTCAGTTACTTAAACGAACCGTGGAATCTGTACGTGGACACGCTAGCCGTCACGGCATTAGCTTGCGTATCCCTGGCGAATTAGTAAAAGAGCACTGGAGCAAATATGACAGGAGAACGAAAGCCGCCAAAGCCTAAGAAGTGCCCAATCTGCTCCACTGAATACACCCCCAGAAGCTCTCTTCAAAAAGTCTGTCACAACTACAAATGCGCACTCGAATTCAACCGCCGGCATGATGCTGAGATAGCGGCGCGTGAACAGCGCAAGCAGGACAAGCTACAGCGAGATGATCTGAAGCAGCGAAGGGAGAAGCTCAAGACGAAATCAGAATGGAACAGAGAAGCGCAGGTGGCAGTTAACAAGTTCATCTTCTGGCGAGATTATGGCAAGCCATGTATCTCATGCGAGAAACCATTAAATTACGGAGTGCGTGGAGGGGCAGTTGATGCTAGTCACTATCGATCAAGAGGTGCTGCACCATGGCTCAGATTTAACGTCTTCAACAACAACTCCAGCTGCGTCAAGTGCAACCGTGACCTGTCTGGAAATCTAATCCCATACCGAATAAATCTCATCAAAAAGTACGGACTGGAAATTGTCGATCGCATTGAGCACGACAACAAGACCAGAAAATTCGATATCGACTACCTGAAGCGAGTGAAATCCATTTTCACGCGCCGGGCTCGTCATTACGAAAAACTTCGCAAGAGATATTTGGAGGCAGCATGAGCGTAACTAACATCAGCCAGGTAAAGCATCAGCGTGAGCGAGATTTAAACAATGAGCAGATGCTTATCAGGCAAGAAGAGCAACTGGAACGAAGCCTGGAATATGTGAGAGAAAAGCTGCGCGAGGTTCGCAATCGCCTCGGCCATAACAAGCCAGACCATGACCCGGAGGCAGCGTAGATGATCACAACCAAACTGATAGAAATCGATGACGAGCAGAAGCTTGAGTTGGCTAAGGTC